GTATAGTCCATGTAATTCCGTCAGGAGAGGTCATAACCCTATCTCCTGTTCCTGTGTTGGCTACGGCTACAAAAAGCCCGTTCCCGTGCGTTACCCCCTGCCAATCATTGTCCTCTGGAGCCACCCTCATAGTCCAGGTAACACCGTCTGGTGAGGTCATAACTTTGAGATTTCCGGAAGCAGTAGGATCAGTTGTGGATACCGCCACAAACAGACCACCGCCATAAGTAATATCTGTCCAGTCGTTATCCCCCGCACTCGTTCGTATAGTCCATGTAATTCCGTCAGGAGAGGTCATAACCCTGTTTCCTGTGCCGGAATCCGCTACAGCTACGAATAGCTCGTTCCCGTATGCTACCGCTGTCCAATCGTTATCCGCCGCACTTACCCTCGTGGTGCAAGTTATACCGTCCGGTGAAGTCATAGCCCTGTAATCTGTTCCGGAACTTGATACGGCAACAAATGTCCCGTTACCGAAAGTAACCCCCGTCCATTCGTTGTCCATAAGTGTGTAAAGTTTATTATCTTCTGCAACAGTGCCGGTTATAGCCGCCACCAAAGTTATAGTAGTAGCTGTAGGAGTGCCACTAACCGTAGTCCAATGTATGATACCGTCGTCCATTTCAACACCTATGGATTCCCCATCTGCAAACCTGTCAGGGTGATACGTATCTATCTCCGTCGCTGTTGCCACAGCATCTTTAGCCATAGTAGTTACTATTTTTTTGGGACTTACCCCAATTGACCATACGGAACCGTCCGAAGACGACATAGTTCTGTCACCAGTACCCGAGCTGGATACGGACATATAAACCCCGTTACCATAGGAAACACTCGTCCAATTGTTACTCGCCGCAGTTTCCCCGGATGTCCAAGGTATACCATCTTCCACCGCGGTCAATGTACCTATAGTAGCCACATACCCGTCCACAGTACCGTCGCATATTAGTAGCTGTGTACCGTTGTCCGCCATCCCCACATGTCCTGTAGAGGTGGTTATAGTGCCTATATCAGTGGCGCTCCCATCAGAATCCACCTCATATACTGTGTCGCCTACCACAGCGTATAGGTAGTCACCCATAACGTGCATACGCCTAACTATAGCCGTAGTTCCTGTATCACTGAAGTCGTCTGTACCCGGAGTACCATACATCGCTATAGGAGTTTTACCTTCGTCGTTGTCATAGACTGGGAACAGGTTAACACTCTGTTGAGCATTTATACTTTTCGATCTGCCCTCATAAGCCCCGCCTAAGAATGGAATCTCCAATTTATTACCTCCCCATATCCGGTTGGAAAAAAGTAGACTCTTTCTCATTGTCGTACGTACTCGCCATAAACTTAGTAGAGGTTGCTAAGTTCCTTAACTCTTTGTCTATGGGTACTCCCGTTTTAAGGGCTATACGTACCGCAAGGTTAAGAACAATGGTGTCCGTCCATTCTGGAGGGAACTCACCATCGTCGCTCCCTGAATCAAAATCCATAATCTGTGTCTTTACAGTGGCTTTGATCCTACTCTTAGGGTCAGCATTTGTCGGCCATACGTGCAAGACACCATTAGTTAACTGTGGGTCATACCAGAATTGAGTCACCACTCCCGTACTGTCTTTATTAGATAAATTCATGTATTCGTCACGAGATATCGGTATTAATGGAATCTCATTATCATTAGAATTGATACTCCGAGCTTCTATTATTTCAAGAGGTCGTTGTGCTTTGGTTGTATAAGTGGAAACATAATTATCTACCGCTACATCGTCCGTAAGCACATCCGTAAGTGTTACGGTATATCCCGAAGGAGTCCCGTTGATAGTTGTCCATTGAGTAGTACTGTCGTCCAACTCTACGCCAATATAATCACCGCTGGTAAGCCCAGTAATGCTATCCACTATAACCGTGCTATCCCCTGTCTCCCCCGCCGTCTTTATGGCGGTCATAACCACATCTGAGGTAGCTGTGAAATTATCCCCTGTAGGACCGAGCGTGTACGTCTCTTCCTCGTACTCAAGGAATAGTGTTACCTTCCTGTTAAGCCATAAATAGATATTTTCTGTTTGCCAGCCTTTCAGCATGGAGTTCAGAGTTATACCCCCGTCTGTGAGTTCCACTGTTGAGGGAGTAGAACGTATATCTACCGCACCTATATATCTGTACGCCTGGGTTATAATGGCGTCTCTGTCTAAATTAAAGTCATATGATCCAGAAGTAGCCATTATAGATCCCCCGCCGTTACTTCATTATCTGCTAAGAAATACGGATCGACATCAGGTCTTGGGTCTCTAACTGCTTGCCGATCCGCTTTCCCTTTAACAAAATCTTGAGGTTGCCTTGTCTCGAAACACTCCTCGCACACCCACAGGTTGTCCCATGTCCTGAGTGTATCACCTTTGCGGTATCTCATACCACATCGGTCGCATATCCTCCAAAACTGTCCCGGTATATAAGGCATAACTACCCCTTAAGTTTCAATGTGATAGTTATATCATATGCGTTCCCGTTCGCAGCACCTTGAGTAGTAAGCAGTATATCGCCCGTCCTGTCCCCGTCTTCACTCGGATCAGGTAGCCCACCTGCAAATTCTATCTCTCCTTGGTGGTCGCCTATAATATATATAGTACTTTCCGGCGCTCTGTCCCACTCAAGCGTAATAGCCCCGTAACCCGACTGCGAGAATTTTATGTCCATAACCGAGGTTCGTGTTACAGCCGCTCCGGTAGTAGTCCTCAAATCAGAGATATCTACCTTATGAACGGAAGTTTCCTCCACGCCGGTAGCATCGTCTATAATAGCTGTAAACCGTTTAGTTACTGTACGCCACCCGCCGTGATCCGGGGGGTTCCCGTCCCAATTGGGCGGGTATAACCATTGTTCTGATAGTGTGGTACTCATATCGACCCCCTATCTTTCCATTGCTGCGAAAATATAATCAACAGTCATTGTATTAGCAGTTGCCTCACCATTCTGGCAACCGAAGGATATAGCCATATACTCGTCATTTGGTATCGTACCCGCAGACAGAGTGCCTTTCTCCTCGTCATCAACGAAATAATGAATAGTATCAACGCCATCCCAATAGAAACCCACCTCAACATCGGTTGCATCTGTCATGGTTGCTATAGCGGCAGCAGTGGTATCCACACTGTTTTTAACGCAATGGATATCGAGGTTACCGTCCTCGTCATCAGACTGAAACCACATTCCGTCGGTTGGCGCCCCGGCTATCGGGGTAGTGTCGGCTATATGAATTCCAACCATAAAGTCCGTCTGGTCTACATCGTTACCCTGAAATTTAGCTTTAAACCAGGCTTTCTTAGTAGTCTGAATTCTCCAGATCTCAAGGTCATTAGTACCCCCGTCATGCGAGCGCTGTAGGAATAAGCCATCATCCTCGTTACCGGCATTAGTTATTACAACAGCGCCACCAATGTATGTGTCGGACTGTGCGGCAGCCGAAGTACCCGAACCAATAGATACCGCTGTTTGAACCCACTCTGTGCCTGTAAAGGGCGCAAAATCGTCAAAAAACACAACGACCTTAGTAGGGTCCATAGCTATAAAAGAGGCGAGAGTATCTCCCGCCGGTGCATTTGTTACTCCGTTTGAATATCTTTTCGGTGTACTCATCCTAATCTCCTTCAAAAGCGTTCAATTGAACGCCGCCCGAAGACGGCGCTTTCAAAAGTTTATTATAGTGACCGTAAGTAAGCTATACCATCCTTTTTGCTATTCCATCGACCACCTTTATCAATCACAAGTCTCTTCATCTCAGTCCAATGCAAATCCTCCAGTGCCCCTACAGGCTCTGGTTCCGTCACTGGCCCTGGGTCTGGTGTCAATTCGGGTACAGGCTCAGTGATAATGAATATCTCACGGCTATCGTGCTTAAATCTTATCTGCGTAACATTAGCCCCGCTGACGTCCATTACACTCTCGCCGTCTTCCATGTATTCTGATACAAAACTGTCTCTGCTCATACCACCCCCTAAGTAGCTTGAATAGCGTAACCGCCCTTAGCCGCGTATGTAGGTATCGAACTAAATACACCAACTAATGTACCAACAGCAGAACAATTATGTGCGTAAGAAGAGCCAGTCACATGAATTTCGCCCTTTGTAAATGCAGCCGCGCCACCAATAGCTACGGCTGGATCAGCAGTAGAGTTTTTTGTGACATTAAATCCACAATCTCTGAACTCCATGAACCTCTCTACGTCCGTTGCAAGAGTAGACCATACAAAGGCGTTTGCTGTGTCGCCACAATTTCTCCAGAAATTACAATTTGCAAAAGTTACGTCTCTTGCAACTTTCCCTGTAATTGTTTCTCTCGTAAGCATCACACAGGGTCTTATGATAGCACCGGCTATAACGCCTACATTAGAACCTATAGTACAATTACTAATTTGGGCACTATCCCCATTCATTAGCAATTCAGCAGCCAAAGAAGAATCAAGCAAGCTGGATTTATATAGCTCACAAGAATCTAAAACTGTATACTCGCCACCTTCTGCAAAGCAAAACAAAGATTCTGCTTCAGTGCCACCATTTGAAAATTTAATATTCCTAAAAGAATTTCTAACCCCTGTGTTCTGAACAGTGGCTATATCTGTAGCCACGCCTGTTACACCAAGAGAAACCCTTGCGTTTTGTCCATAACTTCTACCGCCTGGGTCATAACCGAACATATGGACTCTATTTTTTGTTATACTAAGCATTTCTGTCAAAGTATGCCCAGAACTACCCATTAATGCTATGCCTTCATTTTTATTGGTGGTAACTACATCCAAAGCTTTATCAATAGTCTTGAATGGTCTTTGAGCTGAGTTTGCTTTTGTGCTTACTCCATCGCTACCATTACCATAATCAACGAAAAAACTTTCTGTTATCCCCATCGGGAATCCACCGCCCATAATCGGTATACCAAAACTTGACACACCGTTTGGAAAATTTGTTAAAGTCATTCTTATACTCCTTATTCAGTGACAATTATTATTATCTCAAATAACTGCCCGGAGGAATTAAACCCCCGCTTACACTTGAACCAGTGGTTAAGCTCGTCACCGAACCACTGGTTTAATTGAGGATACTAAGCTCCGGCCGATCCAAAAATACCACGAGGATCTGTATTACCTACAGAGAATCTCATGTAAGATTTGGCTTTCGCATTATCAGTATCGAAATCATTATCCTGTGTTAAAGGAATATTGTTTCTGTCATACATTATCATACCACGAGGTGCATTAGTTCTAACGAACCACGCGTCTGTGTCAGTAAAATAATGGTTCATCTTAATACCTTCAGGAAGTGCATTCACAAGTTTCAAAACATTAGTAGCATTGTTCGCAGTGTCGTTCTGAAGTGAGGATTTTAAAATCCTGTTAGCACGATACCACTCGTTAGGGTGGATATGGAGACTCTTAGGCATCAAAGAAATCTTATGCCCTTTATCATTTTCCGCTGTCATAATCTGAATCAACATATCTTCGATAGACGCCTCTGACAAATCAGCAGGCGAGGCAAGTTCATTACTCCACGTGCCGGCTGTAGAGGTGTGCAGTGTGGAACATAACTCAAGCCCATCACCGAATACATAGTCACTATCAAACGCCCTGTTATAGACATTTGCAGCCACAATCTCTTTAGTCTGACGCATAGAGAATGCATTTGACTGCGCTCTACGTCTACTCACCATCTCATAGAGACCGTCTTCACGCTCCTCAAAAGTACAAATGTAGCCTAAAGCATACGCTACGTGCGTATACCGAGATACATACCCCTGAGTCTCGTCGTCGTAAGTAGTCGCGCTACCTTGTTCCTTGCGTGGTGCAAGTCCAAATCCAGTTAACTGCACATCTTCTTCATATGCTCTACTGGAGGTCTCGATATCATAGAGGTCTTTAAACTCCTCATCGTGCTCACCGTAGGTACGCCCCCACCATGCCTTAATTCCAGGCCATAATGCTTTCGGGTGATTACTGGTTGTTATAACTGCCATATCAAACCTCCTTTAAATACCAGTAAGGTACCTTTGTGTATGTAGATTAATCATAACTTCCCACTTCGCACTGTCACCAAGAGCATTATCGACTCTATTAACAAGTCGTAGTACTTTCAGTTGCAAAGTATTAGTGGTATTGATAGTACTTCTGTCAAGTTCCACTCCACTCTTACCTGTAGTTGTCGAACCAGCGTGTGTAAAAACATAATCCGCATTCAACCCTACATCAGTAGCGTCAAGAACCGTCCCTGCGCTATCTTCCTGAACCTCAAATACAAGATCAGGATCGTCAGCAACATAAGCAATTCTTTCAGTGCTCGCCGCATTGTAGGTCTTTGTAAGATCAGTCGCAAGTGGACTGAAACCTACAATAACTCCCGAGGTATAGGCACCGCCAGCGGCAGTAGCCTTATTGATCGTTGGTAATGTTCCAGGTGCGTTACCGAGAAATTCTAAAAGGTTCGCTGTTCCTGTTACCACAACCGGGTCTCCCACAAATGTAGCTGTAGCATAGTCCGATCTCAGGTAATATGCACTTACCGCTCCATTATACGGTGCCCCGTTTTTATGCCGAATAGGTACTAACCCTAAAGGCGCGTCTGTATTAGCCATAATTGACTCCTAATTTTTTATCTTAATGCCCTCCCGTGGGACATACCTCCCATCGGCACCGGGTTTGCCGCCATTACTGTCGGCGCCCTGTCTGAGCGCATCTTCAGTTTCGTTTAACGCCCTGCGTTTCGTAACCTGATCCGCGTTATACATGGACGTTGATATCTCCATTAAATATGCCTTAGTACCATCCGAGTTAACAATTTTTGATATAGCCCCACCGAGATCATCATTACGATTGGCGGTATCACTATCTTTAAATTCAGCGTCTTCACGTTGAACTAAAGCGTAACCACCCTCAAGTGCCCGGTCTACTCTACCGTCTATATCATTTATCCACCGATTTTTAAATCCAGGTCTGCCTGTTACGGCAAGTCTCTGGCGTGGAACCCCTAACGGTACTCTTTTTTTTCTTGCTGCCTGTTTATTCCCACTCATAATCCCTCACATAGTCATCTTTGGTGAATCCAGGAATCTCTTTGAGAAATCTGGTGCACTGTTGCTTCGCGTCTGCCGGTAAATTGGCGTACGTATGTTTGCCTGGGGTTGGAACTGCCTCGTCAGCACCGCTATCTACAAGAGTGGGTGCTGCCCTTTTTGTGTTCCCGAACTTATCCGGGAATCTTGCCTTAACTTCTTCTTTCACTTTGTCATAGAATTTCTTGCCTGTCAAGTCTTTATTCTGCGAGGCTACATATTTAGATATACTCGCGGCGTAAGCACCGAGAGAATCATCATTAACAAACCAATCGTTCCCGTCCGCTATCCACTCATCTAACTCCGGGTCTGTAGCATTATCATCAACGTCTGGAACAACCTCGTCCTGTGCCTCTTGGAGAAGGGTATCTTTTTCCTCCTCGACCTTATCGAAGGTATCAATATCCCCTTCTTCAGCAGCCACACGTTGCTTTGCAGATAAGTCCT